TATTAACTTTTGGTGCTCAAAAATATGAACGAGATAACTGGCAAAAAGTGCCAGACTCTAAACGTAGATATTTTGATGCACTACAACGGCATCTATGGGCATGGAAAGAAGGAGAAGAAGTTGATCCTGAATCTGGTATACATCACTTGGCACACGCAATGTGCTGCTTGATGTTTCTGTATGAACATGATACAATATATTCGAAGCAGTAATTTTTATAATGGAGAAAACAATGAAGTTATCAAATGAAACACTGGCAGTATTGAAGAATTTTTCTACAATCAATCAAGGCATTCAATTCAAGAAAGGCACAAAACTTACCACAGTATCGGCTGGTAAAACTGTATTGGCCCAAGCCACACTTAAAGATGAGTTTCCACAAGATTTTTGTGTGTATGACCTGAATCAATTCTTATCGGTACATTCACTACACAAAGATTCTGAATTACAATTTGATGATTCAAATGTTATTTTCAAATCTGGTCGTTCTAGTACCAAGTATCGTAAGACAGCAAAAGAAATGATTGTTGTACCACCAGAAAAAGAATTAACTTTGCCTTCTAAAGATGTTGCCTTTACTCTAACAGAAGAAGATTATGCCAACATTATGAAAACGGCTAGCGTTCTGAGTTCACCTCATATTGCTGTTGAATCTGATGGTGAATCTGTTCAACTAAGTGCATTTGATGCGTTTGATGATTCTGCTCATACAAACTATATTCAAGTTGCTGAAGGTGATGGTAAGAAATACAAGGTCGTATTCAAAACAGAAAACATCAAATTGATTCCTGGAAGTTATGCTGTTGAGATTTCATTCAAAGGTATTAGTCATTTCAAAAACACGAAAGACGAAATTGAATATTGGATCGCCATCGAACCAAAAGAATCAAAGATTGGAGAATAATATGTTAGTCAATTTTAATGATAGTGTTACTAATGAATCTGTTGCCGTTAACCTGTCCAATCTTGTTTGTGTGTTTACAGTCAAAGAAGAAGGCGTTGAGAAAACCATTCTCAATATGATTAACGGTAATATTGCTGTAAAAGAAAATTACCTAGAAGTTGTTGGCAGAATCAATGCCGAAATGAAATGATTTTATTGAAAGTAGTAGAAGTGTTGAGAGTTAATTATATTATGGGAGTGTTAAATGGAACATTTATTGTGGGTCGAAAAGTATCGTCCAAAGACGATTGAAGATTGTATTCTTCCAGATGCGATCAAGGAAACTTTTCAGGAGTTCGTTAAGAGAAAAGAAATACCAAATCTTCTTTTATCTGGTACGGCAGGTGTCGGAAAAACAACTGTTGCTAAAGCATTGTGCAACGAGGTTGGTTGCGATTTTATTATCATCAATGGCTCTGATGAGTCTGGCATTGATGTCCTCCGTAACAAAATTAAGAACTATGCTTCTTCAATGTCGCTCATGGGTGGCAGAAAAGTTGTCATCATTGATGAGGCTGATTATCTCAATCCTAATTCAACTCAACCTGCTCTACGAGGAGCCATTGAAGAATTTGCCTCAAACTGCTCGTTCATTTTCACTTGTAATTTCAAAAATCGGATCATCGATCCGATCCATTCCCGTTGTTCTGTTATCGACTTTAAGATCAACGGTTCTAAACCAAAGCTGGCGGCACAGTTTTTTAAACGGGTTGAAAACATCCTTTCACAAGAGGGAATCAAATACTCCAAAGACGTTGTTGCCGCCGTCATCACCAAACACTTTCCTGATAATCGAAGAATTCTTAATGAGCTTCAGCGATACTCGGTTTCTGGCTCCATTGATTCTGGTATTCTTTCTAATGTTGCTGATATTCAACTTGAAGCCCTAATCAAAGCACTTAAAGAAAAAGATTTTGCTTCTGCTCGTAAGTGGGTCACCAATAATCTCGACAATGATCCTGTAAAAATCTATCGTAAACTATACGATGGTTTATATGATGTTCTTGATGCTAGTGCTGTACCACAACTAGTTCTTATCCTCGCCAAATATCAATATCAATCAGCTTTTGTGGCTGACCACGAAATTAATATGACGGCTTGTTTAACTGAAATTATGGTAGATTGTGAGTTCAAAAAATGATATTTGATAAAGATAAAATGAAAAGTTTAGGTGACATCGGTGAAAAAATTGCAATTGCTCACTACAGCGCACTAGGACATAAAGTTGTGCCTTCATATAACCCTTATGATAGTCAAAAAGATTTATTGGTTGATGGAAAAAGATATGAAGTAAAAACACAACAACCTCATGTTAAATTGAAATCATTAACATTTCGTCCTAATCAATTACCAAAATGTGGAAATAAAGAAACACAATTAGTTTTTGTCACAGCAGAATCTTCATTTAGTCCTACCTATAGATGGAATAATTGTTTTTTTGAGGTTGATTCTAATTTTAATTATTTTTCTTATAAAACAAAAGAAGGTGTGGATATGTTAGCTATTCCGATAGATCAACCAGCTGTTCGTTTTATTAAAAAACTTGATAAAGATGCAGTTCATGAGTTAAAAAAACAAGCACAATCAAACTATAAAGATGGCAAAAGAAAGTATTAATAATGCCTGATTTATTCAAAGAGATTCTTCCGTCCATACTAGAGAAGAAAAAAAGTGTATTTCAAGATGAATATGATTATAAAGAATATAATCCATATATCATCAACCGAGCTTTGTCGTACCACATGGATTGTATTCTGTATGTCAATGAATTAAATAAGAATCCTAGTCTTGATAAGGACTTACAATATTCATATCTTCTAAATACCATAAGACCGATGAAACGGAAATTTCAACCGTGGCAGAAATCAGAGGTCAACAAAGATATAGAATGTGTCAAACAATATTTTGGTTACTCCAATGAGAAGGCCAAAGAAGCTTTGCGTATTCTTAATGATGAACAGATCGCTGAAATAAAAGCAAAAACAAATAAAGGCGGAGTGACAAAGTAATGATTTCAATTATAGATTTAGTTGAAGTTACATTAGGTGAAAAAGATGATTTCCTGAAGGTCCGTGAAACTCTAACACGTATCGGTGTAGCTTCCAAAAAAGAAAAGATTCTCTACCAGTCCTGTCATATATTACATAAACAGAGCAGGTATTACATAGTGCATTTCAAAGAACTATTTGCTTTAGATGGTAAACCAACAGATATTACTGAGAATGATTTATCTCGTAGGAATGCCATAGCAAAACTATTGGAAGACTGGGGACTGGTAAAAATACTAGATAAAAGTAAGGTAGAAAACCCACCTCCAATCTTCTTATCACAAATTAAGATCATCTCTCATAAAGAAAAAGATGATTGGAATTTGGTACCCAAGTATAATATTGGTAAAAAACCAGGAGCCTATTGACAAAATAGGCTTTTTGTGTTATAAATATGGATGTAGGTGCCTCAGGGGCCTATAATTTTGATAAACTCGCTTAACTAAGGAGCATTAAACATGACTACAAGTCTATTACCAAGTCTATTTGACTTTCACAAAACGTTGGATCCATTCACAGTTGGTTACGATAAATTCTTCAAAGATATCGAAGAAGTTACCAAAAATGTAGCCAAGAATGTACCATCGTATCCTCCATACAATATCAAACAAGTAAGCAAAAACAAGTATGTCATTGAAATGGCAGTTGCTGGTTTTGCCAAGTCTGATATTGAAATCACACTTGAAGGTAATAAATTGGTCATCAAAGGTGCTGCAAAAGAAAATGATCTTAAATCGGATGAAAACTTCCTTTTTAAGGGAATTGCTAACCGTGACTTCACACGTTCTTTTACCATCGCTGACAAGATTGAAATCGGTCAAGCTGAAATGGTAAATGGTATGTTACGTGTCTGGTTGGAAAATCTTGTGCAAACTCAAGATACCATTAAAAAGATTGCCATTAAGGAAAAGAAAGATGACTAACTGGTGGCCTGTCTCCGATGAGGAATGGGAACAGTTGAATTATCCAAAAAGTCGGTAAACATATAGGGGGTCTTGACAACCCCCTATTCTTGTGATACAATATATTATATTATGAAAAAAGTGAAACCAATTATTCGTAAGGTTCGTTCTAAGACGAACTTTGATATCTACTACACTTCTTCTTTATGGGAAAATAAAGAAATCGAAGGTGTAACTTTTA